GCTCTGGTGCGATTTTCTTTCTGATTTTTCTATCAGCCAACAAGTTATGCTTCGTGGGTTTTGCAGAGTTTTCCTTCTCAAAACTTTGACTACCTATTCGTAGTCAGGGTGATTACCTCTAAGGGCGTCTTTGTAAGTTCGATAACGAGCCATGAACAACTTGTATTCATCAAGGGTCATATGGCTGAATAAAGAGGGCACTTGAGCTTCCTCTTCTGGTTCAGGGCCATGGGCTGGTTCTTCGCAAACAGGTACTGGGGTTGGGACATTAAGGGGATCCTCAGATAAATTTGTAAAATTTCTGAGTTGTCCACCTTGTAAATAAATGTTTCCAAATACTGGGACAGTAGGGCCAACAAACGTTATTGGCAGATTTGCTAGGAGACTCTCGTAGCTAAATGACATTATATGTTTCCAATATGATGTACCATTAGTGTTTACCTGAGTACACATATAGTAGAGTGGGGTGTTAGGGGTAACATAGCCACCACCTACTGTAGGTATGGGTAGACTCCAACCAGCAAACTGAGCAACTCCATAATAGATTCCTACAGAAAAAGGGGGAGCGCTGGAAGCTTGCCATACAAGAGCTGCTAAATTTTGAGCGGGACTAGGGATGACCAAGGGGCTAACAATAGATGCTCTGGAGGGACTAGTCATATTGTAGAATTCAATTTCATAATCTACTACTACGTCACCTATATATGTTTGTGAGCCAATTTGTGAGCCAATAACTATGGTGCCTTGAATAGACGTACTGGGTACATCTATTTCCACGTTGTATGCGGGGAGGTACATGCTTTGGGGCATTTTGAGAGTTAGCATCTTGTACACGTTTGTTTCTTGAAACGATTCAGATGCTTGCAAATATTTCTTTAGTGCAAGTCCTTGTAAAGCAGGGATTGTCTCATTTGAACTATAAACAGTTCCAAAGATTAAACCACCTACTGTAGTTCCCTGTTGAGAGATGACTTTAACAATAAGCCTTCTAAAGATAAATTTTTGATACAATTGTGAGATCCTATCCAACTGATAGGAGTTCATTGATCGGGGATGTATGGGATACACAGCATTCATTGTAGCGTCTACTGTGGTCAACATCGTGCTATTTAAAGAGTCCATTAAAGATGAACCTCTTATAATAACACCTTTACTAGTGGACTTCATATCGAATACCTCATGTCCTCTTCTAAAGGAATGGGAGACGGGGTTGGTCCCAAAAGTAGTGTTTGGTAAGACATGTTTAGTACGATGGATAGTTTTCCTTCCTAATCCAAGGTGCTTAAGGATAGGTGTGTGATATTCAGTCACTTCACTGTCCTTTTGGTTGGGTTTGTCGACCCTGTGTTTCTTTGTCTTCTCAACGATTCTAATATTACCGTTGGTGGAGACAAGAGTTTTGACCTTTTTGGTCATTTCAAAATGTTAGGCTATTTTGAAGGGCTAATTTTCAGTGGGAACCATAAGGCTCGACCACTGAGTCAATCTAAGATAATCTAAAATATTATCTCGATCAGGGTGATGGCGTATAGATTCTAGAAATGTGTCTAGTATTTCATAAATCGTCCTAACTTCAGGCTGATGTAAAAGATTGAAAAGACTTTTGCCTACTTGTGATGAGTAGTGTCTAAGATAGTGTTTATTACTAATCTCTATTGTGTTGGAACAGAATTCAAAGCTCTCTGCATCCGGGGGGATGATGTCAATAAACTTCAGAGGATGTCCCAATAATGGATAAGTGAGATAAGCAGTGGAATGATACTCTTCCAAGCAATCATCACCCATTGCCATATTGGCACTGAAGGGGAGCTTTGCAACCCAATATTTAGGATTAGCATTTAACTTTTCAATAGCTTCGCGAGGGCTAATATTCAGCTCATTGACTATAATATCAATGGCAGCGACTAAGTGGGTGTTCAAAATTCTTATTTCAGAATTTCCGGATGATGTAATATAACATCCTGACAATTGGATACCAGCATCTTCATCTGAAGAAAACAGGGTGCCATCTGATAGCGCGTATATGGAGTTGGCTACCAAATGCTGCCTGTTTAGCATCACTTTGATGAAGGGGTGTTCCATTGGAAGACCGAGTACTTCAGCTCTAAAAGTAGCGTTATACAATAACTCTTGCTCTTGAACTGACCAGTCCCAACCTATAACATCGGAGGAACATGGATTTCTGAGTTGAGCGAACTGTGTGACAATCTGAGCAAAGTCAGAGTCAGTAGTTAACCCAATACCTGGTTTTGATGGTATAGATCTCCAGGAGTAGATCATGGCTTGGTTAAGTTTAGTATGAAGTAAACGCTCTATTATCTGGTCTACAATAGACACTGAGGATATTAAGCGGAGCTTGCCTTCAAGTATTTTTGAGGACTTATGTGGCTCATTCTTTACAAATAACCGAACCGGATCAACTAGATTATTTTGAAGACAATAATCATTGTCTTTCAAATTAATAGGATCCACATTGATGAGTTTGATAAACCTATCAATGACTATGTCAATAATCAATTGAGCATAGCTTTCTAACAGTACCTTATTTTTCTTACTAATGAGGGAATAAGGATACCCTGGTGATGATTCACTTTTAATAATTTCTGTGAACATCATATCCCAATCCAGTGATTGGAGATAGCAGCGAATCTGTTGTTCAGATTGTGTAACCACGCTGGCTAATTCTGGTGGACTTACTCTTGGGTAGTACTCTCTGGCAATGTGCTTGGCAAAGGTACTGAAAGTGTCTGGGCTGATGGAGCTTGCTTTAATACGTTTTGAAGTGCTAATGTCAAAGCTTCGAAGTTCAGCGTTGGATCCTGAGTTGGGGAAACTATAGTCTTTGCAGGCTTGGTAGATTTCCTTCTTCGTTTCTCTGGCTTGGGCAACATGTTCTTTGATGTTGAGCTTGCCAAGGATGCGATACTTTCGTCTTTGAAGGTTTTCAGAGTTTTTGAT